CTCGATTTTCTTTGTAACTGCCATAATCGTAATCCTCCATAAATTTCATGTAAAATTGGCAGAGCCGAAGCCCTGCCATGTGTCTGTTCTTCTGTTACTCTGCCGGGTCAATGCTCACCAGTGCATTACCGCCGCTCACAGTGGGCAGCTTACCATCCCACTTCTGGATCTTCTGGTAATCGATCAGCGTATCGGACAGGCTTTCCGCCAGTTTGCGGTTTGCCTCTGCCTGTGCATCTGCGGCAATGGAACAGCCAACACCTGCTCCGGGTTAAAGTCTTGAATGTTGTAAATGTACTTGGCGTGTTTCATCCATTTGCCCCAGACGCCCAGCAAGCCGCCCGATGTCAAGTCTTGGACAACTTTTTTCACAAATAAATTTGAAAAAGCGCAAAAAAATAAGCCCCACAAGGCTTTCAATCGGTTTTGTGAACCAATTTGAGCCTTGTGGGGCTTATCTGCTCTATATAGTATTTGTCTTATACTGCCTGCAACGGCGTGTCATCCATTACTCTCTTGAACTGCTCTACGCTCATATTAGCATCCTCGGCAGCCTGCTCGATTGTAATGCGGCCTTTTCTCACCTGCTTCACAAGCATCCTGAGTTCGCCTCGTTCTTCGCTTTCGTTCATCATTTCCTCAACAGCTTTGCACACATCAATCACCTCCGCGCCCTCTGGAATATCCAGCGGTGTATTCGTAACTGCTTTAATAACCCTCGCCGCGTTTGCTTCTATCAGCATACGCGGATTATCCGTCAAAAATTCAGATAAGCGTTTCTTATCTTTGGAATACTTAATGTATCCAATGACTTCTCTCAGACTTGAAGAGAATCTTTCCAAATCCTCTGCGCTTAGCTTTGCAGGGTCAATCAGGTGAATCTGATAGTCCTGCACAAAGTTCAGAAGATTCTTATTTTTAACCGCCATCATCTCATGGAGTGACAACGGCCCATCCCATTCATTTGCGCCAAAGTGCAGCACCAGCGTGATAACAGGTGTAATCTTATCTTCTTTGTAGAATCCAGAAAGATACTCGCCACGGCTATGCCCTTTTGCATCTCCATCACTCGCACGATGCTTGGCTGCAATATCAGCCACCTGTTTTCCGTACTGGAGAGCATCATAGATGATGTTGCGGACAGGCATTGCATAATGAATGTCAGTCTGATTTTCGATTCCCAGTAAAATGTACGCAGCCTCATCATCCTGTTTAATGATTGCTGATTTCAGCACATCACGGTATTTCTGAACTGCTTCTTCTGGCTGCTTTCCCTCTTCATCCTGTGATCCAAACGGTAATGCAATCTCCGTAGTATCCAGTTCTTGCAGTTGTTTAGGGTCTACAACCGCCTCACCGCCATAGATCAAGTAATTAAACGCATCTGCAAACACAGAATTATCTTTCATATAGGCTTTAGTCACGGTATCAGCTAATCCCATTGGCTTACACCTCCTTGTCGTAGTCAATAGTAGCTTTGTCCGCCATTGTAATTCTATCTTACCATAAACCGCCCATCATATCAAGCTGTGCAACTCCCTCAAAGTCCTTAAATTTTTACGAACAGTTGTCCATAATATAACATTGTTGCTGATGTTATATCATGGGCAACTCACCAACAAAGTGTTAAGTCTTATTGTCATAACTCTCAGTCGCACTTACCCATTTTTCAAAGTGCTGACCCTTATTGTCATAACCCGTACATCAACTCACTTTGTTAAAACTGTACAAGTTCATATCTTCATCTTGTTGCAACATGAACAATCATCTACCCCTCACTACCTCTAATTTTCCAGAAAAATGCAGTTATCATGTCCATCTCTCGTCTGCAATAAACTTTTCCAGAAAAATAGATTTTGGGGTTTTCAACGCTTTCAACCTCCACCTCTAATTCTTCGGAAAAATGTAGGTATCATGTTACTACCTTGCTCTGCAATAAAACAGGCTTGTAATAGGGGTATTTCGCATGAGTTTTATACGCCACCGTAGACCATCATGCCGCCACTGAAAGTTTGAGGTAGACATTTCTGCACTCAAATTTGTTCGGAGAAGTTGCTCGACGGTGGCGTATAAAGCTCACTTATTGCCATATGTCGCTACATACCCACTTTTCCAGGCATAAAAAAGAAGCCGCCGATTATTGACTAATCGACGACCTCAAAGTACATCAGAGCGTAAAATATTCACTTTTTTCCTTATAAGTGATTAAGCTCACTTATTTCAGTTTGTAATGATTTTCAGTGATTATAATCACTTATTTTTACCAAATGATAGCATCACCCAAAACTCCGGGTGGCGTAAAAAGCTCACTTTTTCTAGGTGAACAAAATCACTTATTTCCAATAGCCATAAGTGAGCTTAATCACTTATTTTTATCGTTCATAGGTGCAAAAGTGATTTTATTCACTTGTTGAGTAGACTTGTCTGTATAGCCTCCTGCCCACCCGGTCACCTTCCACCTTGCTGCCTTGCAAGCATCCTGGATCCTTACCCGGTTGGCTGCCTTTTGCCGACTTCGCCACACACCCCTCACAGTGCCCCACTGTCGTGTTTAATTGGCGAGGCCGAGGAACTTTCCGCAACGGACAATCCTTCGCCACACAGGGGCTTTGTGAGGCTTGGATTTTCGTCAAGAGCTTTCCCGTTTTCGACCAAAAACGGAGTGCCTAAATCAAAACTCACAAGTTGCTGTCTGGGGATGCTTTTCCCCTCCAGACGATATGTATTGTTCCGGTTCCACCGCATGTCCTGGTAGATCATCCGCACCAATGCCACGCACTTGATCTCGCAGCTGTTGCTCACTGTCAGCTTCGGTGTCCTATGAGCTCCTGCATCTTCAGCCGTACAGTTCTGCACAGCTACCTGTTTTGCCTCTCGGTTGTACAGAAAACGATAGTGGGTTGGCCAGCCTAATGCTTCCAATGTGCTGCGGAAGATTGTGATCCTTCCATCTTCGACATTAAAAGTCAGACCCAGCATCCGCTGGTTCCATATTCTTTCGTTCACTACTCTCCCCTCCTTAAAAATGGGCGCACTTCCCCCTTGAAATCCTGGTTGCCGTTTTAATCAAGCCCGGTATCGGGGATGGTCTTACCCGTCAGCATCCCCACCGATACATAGCCATCCATTTGCTGAACTTCGGATTCTTTCAGATGTTCTTCTACAGGTACGCCAAAAGTACCCGCAATATCATCTGGGTAAAATCCCTTTCTGGTATTTGCAGGCTTTGTCTCTTGCGCATTTTTCTGGTCTGTTCCATTTTTTCGCTTCTGGCCCTCATGGAAGATCTCCGGCACGAGCAGGTCAAAAACATACAGAGTTTCCCCTTCAAACGAAATTCTGTACCCAAGCATCTTATACCGGCATTCGGTATCCCAGCCCATTTCCTTATACACCAGTTCTGAAAAAGGCTTGCAGGTCATCTTCCGGCTTTTACGTTTATCTGGCTTGGCGATGCACCAGCGCAGAGCGTCCTTGTCGTTTTCATCACAGCCGCGTACAACAATACGTTTCAAATCATTGTTGAACATGACGTGTACATAAACCACATCTTCCAGCCCTGTGATGCAGGCTGTGTTAAATGTGATGCTGTCCTTGCGGATCACGATCGCGGGGTCACGAAGATGTGCAAACAACTCCTTCCGCACGACCTGGTATCCGTCATAAGAAAATGTACTTTCTAATTCTTCCGCTCTTGCGTCTCTATCATTTTCTGCCTGCTCTTCCGGTGGCATGGCGTTCGTATTTTCATTCATCTGTGTCAGTCCATCCTTCCATTATTTTTTCCGCTTCATGGAGCAGAGCATTCAGGCCATCTGCGGTAAAAGTGTTCATTTCTTCTATCTCTGCTGCCGGCCGAAGTACATCCCAGTTTCCAGAGTAATGCTCCTGCTGTAAAATCCCGACCTGTGCAATACTTGTGATCGGCTTTCCAAAAGTACCTGCCCATTCTGGTGGGAAAATATAGATCGTCTGCTTGACGGTTTTTCCCTCTTCATCCTGTTCCTTGGATGGCAGGACAATTTCTTCCACTTTAACCATTTCCGGCTCATCAAGTTCAAACAGCATCAGCTTGTCATCATTCTGTTCCACAAGCTGCCCACGGAAACGGTATTTCAAACCTTCTTCCCATTCCATCATGTCAAAAAGGGCTTTTGCCAGACCGCGGCATCCGAGTGTACTGGCGCACCACCGACCTTCCTTCAGCTTTCCCCAGTGAATCGCATTCGGATTGCTCTTTTCACACGGCCGGATTGCAACACAGCGATCAACCGAGTTCAGAAGCAGTTCCACATACTCCACATCTTCAAATTTTTTCAGGCAGGCAGTATTGAAACGCAACTTGCCATTTGAAATCGTCATGGCCGGATTCCGCAACGTTGAGAAATACTGCGCCCGTACTACTTCATAGCCAGAAAGATCCAGGCGATTCATAACCTCTGTGGTATCGGCCGGCTTCTCTTGCATCACACTTTCAGATGCCTCCCGATATTCCTCCGCTGAAAAGCCAGTCCAGTCCTTGTCGAAAGGAACATATCCTCGTAGGATTCCATCATTCACGACACTCAAAACTGGCAAAGGACGATTTTTCTTTGCATAACTTCTGGATGCCCGCAGATGATTTGCTGCATTATAGACTTCTCTGGACACGATTGCCTCGTGATGATCCCTTTGCCGGTATTGCGTCCGATCATTATTATTTTTCTTTGATTTATGTGTTAGAAAATTTGGCGTGAAAGTCTTTCTCGCCAGCACATCTCCACAATGGCGTTCATTGGCAATGACACCTGCAAGAGTGCCTGGGTTCCACTCTGTGTTCCCCAATTTTGTCTTCCGACCATATTCTGTCAAAAGCTCTGCAATCTCAGTAAATGAAAATCCATTCAGGTACAGATAGTAAACGACCTTTACCGTCTGAGCCTCCGCTGGATTCACTACAAGATTGCCGTCCTCATCCTGATCATATCCAAGCAGAGCAGGCGTCAGGAACAGTCCGCGGCTGAACCGGCGGTCAATGGACCAGTTCATAATGATTGACTTGGAATGAGATTCTTCTTCGGCAACTGATGCCAAAATCGTCAGGATCATACGACCGTTACTGTCAAGCGTATAAATATTATCCGCTTCAAATTTCACACCTACAGGTGGATCAAGATCTTTCAGTGTTTCAATGACAGAAAGGCAATCCACAATGTTTCGGGCAAAACGGGCGATGGACTTCGTGAGGACCAGGTCTATCTTTCCTGCTTTGCAATCTTCAATCAACTGCTGCATTCCCTTACGATGCTCCAGCGATGTTCCACTGATGCCTTCATCATCGTAAATTCCAACGAACTCCCATCCCGGCTGTGCCTTTATGTACTCTGTATAATAATTTTTCTGAAGTTCATAAGAAGAAGTCTGCTCATCATTATCAGTAGAAACACGGACATAAGCGGCGACACGCGGAATAGAGGTGCTTTCTCCAAGCCCCTCCACTGCTTTTGCCGGGATAACCTCTAATTCAGAGGTATCAACACCTTTGTATCTGTCTCTTATCCTTTGCTTGCGGTCTACCGCTTCTGCTTCACTTCTTATCATGTACTTCCTCTCATTCTTCCGGCTTTATGCTCCAATACCACTGACGCATCTTCCGATAACTTCGGATGCCGAGTTCTTTCTTTGTATTTTCTGCTGTCCTGCGGCTGATTCCTTCATCGCTCATCCGTATATAAATTTCTCTGGACCTCATGTCTCCTTCAGATAGCAGCTTTTTTATCAGATATGCTGCTTTTTCAGTCTTCGATTCAAAATTTGGTGATTCCGGCTCCGCTGTTGGGTCTGGTGCAATCTCACACTCCAGCCAACGAAATCCGTCTTCTGCAGTTATTGAAAAACGAATCTCTCCATCGGATGGAGCCAGACTGTTTTTTATCTGCCGCACGATACGAATGTCAGCGTCTTTAGGATCTCGTTCCACCTGAAGGACACTTCGTGCCGCTGCCACAACATCGATACTGCCAAGACTCCGGTAAAGTCCCTTTGTTCCCTCTTTTTTATTGAGGTGGCCGATCAGCACAATGGCACAGTCATATACAGATGCCCACATGCCCAGACGCTGCATCAGCTTTCTGGCTCTTCCGGCAATCTGAAGATCAGAATCGCTTCCGAGATACGCCTGTATCGGGTCGATTACTACCAGCCGCGGCCGAAATTCTATGATAGCCTGCCGGATACGTTCATCATCCAGTGTCAGACCACTGTATGTTTCTTCATTAATAAATGCAACATTTCTGCAATCAGCTCCGCATTTTTCCAGTCGGGGCTTTATGGTATCTGAAACACCATCTTCGGAACACTGATAAATGACCCTCTGCGGCATTCCGATGATTTTTCCATCTGGCAGAGTTCCGCCCTTGGACAGTTCTGCTATCAGATTCATCATCATTGTGGACTTGCCGTCACCGGGGTCGCCTTGCAGCAATGTGATTTTTCCAACTGCAATGAACGGATACCACAACCAGCGGACGGCAGTCGCCTGTACATCACTATATAATGTAAGAATTCCTGTTTCTCCTTTGTTCGCCATCATCGTCCCTTTCTGTACGCAGTCTTTTCTACATTTATATTATAGAGTATGTGTGGCGTTTTGACTGCCACCCATCAGGTGGCACATCATCGTTTTTGCCACCCAACAGGTGGCAAAACAGCCTTAGACCACATAACAGATAGAGGTGTAGACCTTTGCGGCCTTAGAATTCCTGTAATCAAGTTGCTATGTATTTTTCTCTGCGGGATAATCGTAACAGCCTTATGCGGGTACACATAAGGAGGAACATACATGGCATTAGATTATACTGCACTTGGAAAGCGTATCAGCACTTTCCGTAACGCATCCGGATTAACTCAGGAACAATTTTGCGAAAAGTTGAATGTATCTCGCAAACACATCAGTCAGATTGAAGCGGCAATCAGCCGCCCCAGCCTTGAAACTCTGGTCGACATTGCTAATATTCTTAACATCTCAGCAGATGATCTTCTTGTAGACAGTTTGGCGCACTCCGCGTCCACTGCCGATTCCGAGATCCACCGTCTGCTTTTAGACTGTAATGCAATTGAGCAGGAGATTCTCACCCGGATGGTAAAGGAGATGAAAGCAATTTTATACGGCTTAGGAGTTTGATTTTATAACTTGTTGATCATATAACAAAAAAGCCCGCATAAGCCACAACTGCACTTTGGAACACACCGAAGTGCTGTCTGTGGTTTATACGGGTATGGACTAAAAAAGAAGCCCACCAGCGGACCATGTAGGAATCTACACAGTGCGCCAGTGGGCTGGTATGTTTTATACTGCTTCTGCTGGAATTTGGTTCATCTTCTCTTTAAATTCTTCCACAGTCATGTTCAAGTCCTCAGCAGCTTCTTCAAGGGTAATCTTGCCCTTTTTATAATACTTTACTGTCGTTCTAAGGTCGCCAATGTCGATGCCCTCAAGAATACTCTCATTTCTTAAATCTTCCATCTGCTTGCACACTTCGCTCACTCTTTCAGTTTTTTAGACATCTGGTTTTCTCTGCCATCAATGGAAAAAGCATATCAATAGTTACACACTGCACCGGTAGGCGATGAGTTTCAATTATGCACTTCTTCTCTCATCTAGTTCTTTTACCTCATCAACTGTGAGTTTCGTAGCTTGCGCTATTTCCTCATAAGTTAGCTTTCCAATCAACAGCAAGCTACGGGCTGTTTCCAGAGAGTTTTCTCTTGCAGCTTCATTTCTCATGTCTTCCATAACCTTGCACATAACCGCCACTCCTTTCTCATCTTCTTTGAAGTACTGTACTCGATTAGCTAATACTTCATAATACATATCTTTTGCACTTGTACAAGAAAAGTCATGCATCAGTTTTCCAAGTGCCGTTTCATTTTTGATTTGAGAGTTCACATATATAATATGCGATTCGTCACCAAATGATTCTCCTGTTTCTTTAATCATACGGTCAATATGATATATCGGAAGTCCTCTTTTAAGAACATCATTCTCTGTGATGAAAATCACATAAGTTTCATTCAGGTATTCATACTGCTCGCCTGGTTCAGTAACATTCGCATCGATTATACCGCTGTTATACCTAGCTCGCTTAACACCAGCACCTTTATCATTTCGCTGAATTTCAATATTGTATACACGGTTTTCCCTATCCACTGCAAGAATATCCAACCGCACAGATTTTCCCTGTAAATTTTTAACGCTATACTGGCTATTGGATTTTTTCACTTTCAGATCGTCTCGATTCAGAATAATCTGCAACAAAAATTCTGCACACTTTATATCTTCAAAGACTTTGCTCATGAAATCATCATCCAAAAGCCTAAAACCTCGCAATCTTTGAAGATCTTCTTCATGCTTTCGCTCGAAATCCAAATCTCTACACTTATTCATCGGATATCACCCTCTTTCAGGTTGTGAAGAATAAATCTCCCCATCAATATCTTACCATCAAAGCACGCTTATTTCAAGCGGTCATGCTCTTCTAAAAAAATAATCAACCCCATCAACGCCTTGGAAATGATCACCTGTAAATTTTTTCATTAATATTCACGCCGATGCAAACTCCTATAT